ACTACCGCGTGCATTGGACAAACAAAAACAAATCGCACGCAACGGCGCTGCGAGTCATAGTTACGGAGGCATAGATGGAGTGGAATGAGGTTGTAAACGGGATTCCCTTGATTTTCGTGGTGATGGGATTGGTTGAGCTTGCGAAGGTGTTCGGAGCAAGCGGAAAGCTCCTGACCGGTATCAGCGTTGGCATCGGGCTTGCGCTGGGTATGCTGTACCAAATCAGCCTGGGCGTACCGGTTGACTTTGCCGGCTGGTTCGGCGCGGCTGTATATGGTTTAGCTTTAGGTATCACGGCAAGCGGCGTGTACAGCGCGATCCGCAATGCAGCGAACCCTGGTCAGGGGTAAGCCGTGAGCGGCGAACAGCTTGCGGTGATATTCGCCGCTTTATTCGGGGGCGGCGGTTTAGGCGCGGTTATTGTGAACGCCATTGCTAATCGCAAGCGGGTAAGCGCGGAAACCGAGAAAATCAAGGCGGACTGCCTTGCGTCGCTGTCGGGCGCATATGAAACGCGGCTGGACGCGCTAACGAAACGCGCTGTGCAACTCGAGGCAAAAGTGGACCAACTGGAAACGCAAGTTAGCGGTCTGCGTACCTTGCTGTCAGACAGGGAGGCAACTATCTTGAATTTACAGCAGGAAAACGCAGACTTGCAAGCGCAGCTGGACAAGATGTCGGCGGCGGTGAAAGGTCGCGATAAGCGCATCCGCGAGCTTGAACGCCAGGTGGCTGAACTTACTGAACGCCTGAACGCCATGAGCGGAAAGGGTGAAAGTACCGCAGATGGTTGAGGTTACGTTCCGCACCACTATCAAATATGATCGCATTCCCGAAATAACGGCGCGCTTCCCGGGCGCAGTGCGTGCGGCAGTGGCTAAGGCGGCTTATGATATAGAAGCTGACGCTAAAACCCTTTGCCCTGTGGATACGGGCGCGCTGAGAGGCAGTATTAAGACGCAGGTTGAAGGAACGAGCGCGAAGGTTACGGCAAGCATGGAGTATGCCGGATACGTGGAGTTTGGGACGTACAAGATGGCTCCGCGCGCTTTTATGCGCCCGGCGGCTGATGTGAATGAGCCAAAGTTTTATGCGGCGATGGACGCGCTGGCGGCGAATTTATGAGTAACGCGGCAAGCTGGATCTACACGACATTGACGACTGATGCAACGCTGGCAGCATTAATAGGGACGCGAGTTTATCGAGACCAGGCGCCGGAGTCGGTCGCGTTTCCATTTGTCACATTTTCGCAGATTGATGCGGTGCCAGTTAAAAACGCATTCTCAGATATCCTGATGGATGGAGAACGCTGGCAAATCACCGCCGTGGATAACGGCAAATCGTACACAAAAGTGAACAGCATCGCGGCGAGGCTGCGAAACCTGCTGCATAAGACGAGCGGCAGCAACGTGCTGAGTAGCGTGCTGGAGATGGAGTTTACGCGTTCTGAAACGGATAACGCGGGGAACATTTACAAATCGGTTATTTTGGACTTCCGGGTCCATACACAGTAGGAGTGACTATGAGTTTACCAGCAACAGTATATCAAGGAATTCAAATCGGGGTTGAGAGCACGCCTGGCACGCCAGTGCCGGCCAACAAAAAGCTGCTATCCGTCTCGATGAAGCCCAGCCCACAAACGGAAACGAGCCCGTTCAGGGCAATGGGCAACAAGTACGCCAGCTTTGTTTCGCTCAACAAAGAGTGGACGAGCATCACTATCGATGGGCAGCCAACGTTCAACGAAATCGTTTACCTGCTTTCGGGCCTGATGCACTATGCCGCTCCGGTTCAGCAGGGCTCAACAGCCGCATACAAGTGGACTTTCGTGTCGAACACTTCCGCGGCGGATGTAGGCAAGAGCTTCACCATCGAACAGGGCGACGCAGACCGCGCCTGGCGGGTTGCCGGGGCAAGAATCAGCGGACTGACCTTTGACTTCGGACGGAATGAAATCAAGGTGAGCGGTAACGGGGTGGGTGAACAGCTGGAAACAGGCATCACCCTGACCGCCACGCCGACCGCGCTTTCGCCGGCCCCGATTCTGCCTACGATGCTGAAATTTTACACAGCAGACACGCAGGCTGGATTGGCGGGCGCGAGCGCACTGGGCAATTCTTTCTCCATGCAGTGGAGCCTGACGGATAAATTCGGGCTGGCATGGCCTGTGGGGCAGGATGCTGTAGCAGTTGAAGGCGAACCGAACGCCAGTGGCAAAATCGTTCTGGCAACGGATGCCGCCGGGCTTGGTTTGATTGCCACGCTGCGGGCTGCTTCCACCAAGTGGTTCAGAATTGAAGCCACAGGCGGGCTAATCGCCACCTCGTACTACCAAAAACTTACAATCGACTTCCCAGCGCAAATTGAGTCGGTTGGCGACCCCACGGACACGGACAACGTGTACACGATGGAATTTGGACTGAAGCCGATTCACGATAGCACATGGGGCAAGTCCGTGAACATCGAAGTTATTACAAATCTTAGCGCGCTATAGGAGCGGACTGATGCGAATCAGCGATTTAGCCAAAGAGACCAAGAAGCTGGAAGTGGTTTACAAGACTTCCTCCGGCGAATTCCCAGTTAATTTGGAATACCGCACGCAGGCAATCACGCTGGGCTTTTTGAAAGAGCTGGAGCAGGCGCAGGGCGCGGACCGGATTGTGTACCAGGTTACGCAGGTAGTGACACGCTGGGATTTGCAGGATGATAGCGACCAGGTTATTCCGATCACAGCGGAAGGGATTGAGGCGGCCGGCGTGCCGGTGTATTTGCTAAACTCCATTCTAGGCGCGATTGCGGAAGACCGGTTGCTTGGGGCTGAAGCAAAAAACGCATAGCGGCGTACCTGTCCGCGCCGAACGTTTATGAGATGCCGCCGCAAGACGAACTGGATGCTTATGAGCTGTTCTTTGTGGCAAAGTGGGCAGGAGTGCCGGCGTGGGAATTGGCGGAGAGGCAGGCGGCGTATTATGACGGGTACAGAGCCGCGCTGTGGATTGAAAACAGGCTGAACGCCGAAGCGATGAGGAAACATGGCACGCATAAGTGAAATCGTAGTCGCGATAGAAGCTGAAGGCACAGAAAAGGTGCTTGCCGCGCTCAACCAGGTGGAAGGCGCGCAGGTCAAGAGCGTGCAGACCACCAAGCAGCTGGGGGCACAGACCAAGCAAGCCACTGAGCAGGCCAGCGCAGGCTGGGCAACGCTGGTGACTGGCGTGAACCAGGCTATTGGCGTGCTGCAGACGGTCGTGCAGGTTGGCAAAGCGGTCTACGACTTTACCAAGCAGGGCGCGCAGCTGGAATTCATGGCGGGCAAGTTTGACCGGCTGTCACTGGCTGCGGGCACGACTTCGGACGTTCTGCTGAATGACCTGCGCAAGGCCACGCAGGGCACGCGCTCGGATATGGAGCTGATGGCAAGCGCCGGGGACTTCATGTCTTTGGGACTGGCCAAGACCAGCGATGAAGTGATTCGGCTGACGACAGTAGCCGGCGCGCTTAACATGGACATGAACCAATTGGTGCTGACTTTGGCGAACCAGACCACGATGCGCTTTGACCAGTTGGGCGTGAGCGTGGACGGGTTCAAAGAAAAGGTGAAAGCGCTGGAAGACGCTGGCTTGAGCGCGAATGACGCGTTCAAAGAGGCGTTCCTGCAGCAGGCCGAGGAGCAGGTGCGCAAGGTTGGCAACGCGGCGGATGCCAGCATCGGCGGATTCATGCAAATGGAAGCCGCAATAAAAAATCTTGGTGATGCAATAAAAAATGATTTTGCGCAATCGCTGGAAGGCGTGATTCCGTTGATGACACAGCTCGCCAATGGGATGGTAGAAACACAACGGCGGGGCGTTGAGTTTCGGGATGTGATGAGCCGATTGGATAGCGCGATGAAAGGCGGGGTCATTTCCGGAGCTGAGTACAACCGGATGCTCGCGGAAATGGGAGTCCACAGCAACGCGGGGAGCGTATCGGCAGCGGCTCTTCAAAAAGCCCTTGAGTTTTTAGACGGCGCGTATCAAGGTTATGCCGGTACTGTAGACATGAGCGCTGAGAACACAATTGCACTCGCGATTGCTGAAGCGCAGATGAAAAACGCGCTCGACAAAATCCCTGGAGCTGCCGGAGCAGCAGGAGACGCGACACTGCAGTTCGCGGGAGCGACAGAGCAGGCTGCACTGACAATCGACAATTTCCTTGAGAAGGCCGGCATTTTCGCGGATGACTTCGCGGAGATATTCAGCCTGTCCAAGAACATGAGCGGGATGATAAGCTTCGCAAAAAGCTATGACGACATCATGACCCAAATAGCCGACCTGACAGCTGAGAAGACAGCGTTGATGGCGAAAGGATACAAAGAAACCTCAAAAGCAGTGCGGGAATTGGATGGAAAAATCGTAGGATTGGAACAATCATTGTCTGACATGGCGAACCAGGTCACGCTGGACATGTTCCAGGCGACCATTGCCATCGGCGGGGTGACAGAAACCGAGATGCAAGCCTATTTTGCAATGGCGGAACAGATGGGGATAATCAGCCACGACGCCGCGCAAGCCGCCATTGCTGCGTACAATGATGCTGTTGCCGCTGTAAGCAGTGCGTCTTTGGACGCAAAAGGAAATTACACAGTTGACGCCTCGCAGGCCTATTCCGCGCTGAACCAACTCGTAAATGACTTCGAATATATCAATG